AATAACGCATATACATGAAGGGTTAGGGCTTGAAAAGGGTTATGTGATTCTATCGGTCAGCAGGATTTATAAAAGGGTTGCAGCATGACGCCAGCAGTAAGAGCAAAAGAGCTAGGGCTTGATAACCTACAATCATTAATTAATTTCACCGGCGTAAAGCGTGACCGTCTGCATAGGTGGGTTAATGACGAGCCAAAATTATTCGATTCAGTGGTTATCGGTTATCTAACAATTCAAGTAGATACAAGAATGCAGAGTTATTAATTGTGACTGAAAGATACGACGATCAAAAACCGGTTAGAACGTTAACTCAGAATAAGGCGATTCATAAATATTTTAGTATGCTAGCTGAATCTTTGAATAATGCCGGTTTAGATGTCAAAAAGACAATGCGTCAAGATATGGATATACCATGGACTGAATCATTGATTAAAGAGCTTATCTGGAAAGCGGTTCAAAAAGCTTTATATGATATTGATTCAACCGCTAAGCTAGACACGTCACAAGTATCAGAAGTGTACGAAGTTATAAACCGTCACATTAGCTCAACCTTTGGCGTTAATGTGATATTTCCAAGTAAAGATAAATAACATAGGAATATATAGCAATGGAAATAGAATGCCCTAAATGCAATTTCATGAATGATGTAGAAGGTGAAGATTTGCCGGAAAGAGCTTGTGATGATAAAGAGTTCGAGTGTTACAAATGTGAGCATGAATTCAAAATCGGCTGGTTCTCTGAGGTCGAATTGAGGTAAGAATGATAAAACCTAAACTAAAAAAATGCGCTATATGCCTAAAGGAATTAAAATGAACGGTAATCCAACAGCAGAACAAAAACGGTTTCATGATTGGTGCAGGGAGGGAGGCTGTATGATTAAAGGAGTTGATCCAATTATACATCACATAAAAGGCGCAAGAATGAAGCTGAAAGGTGTGAAAGGTTTTGCGGGTGAGTGGTATGTTTTACCATTGTGTGACTATTACCACAATCCTCAATCTAAAAACTCAGTACATGAGAATAAAAAGCAGTTTGAGAAAAATTGGGCTACCGAAAAGGATTTGTGGGAAATCCTCATGTCAAGATATCGTCACGAGAATGGAGGGCTTCCAATGAGCGACGAAGAGTATCAAATTATAGTTGATCGAGCATGAGCATAAACAGATACAACCCTAAAAGGGATGAAAACGAAAAGGAAATAGTTGATTTTTTCAAAGCTAACGGGGTAAGCGTAGTCAGACTAAATACACCGCTTGATCTCCTGCTTGGCTATAATAAGAAAAACTATCTTGTTGAAGTTAAAATGGTAGGTAAAAGCTTAAATAAAAATCAGATTGCATTTACTGAAAGTTGGAAAGGGCAATGGATTGTTATTAATTCAATAGAGCAAGCGGCTGAGATGCTAAAGCTAATAAAAATGCTAGAGATTTTAGATAGTAACTGTTAGTATAAAGGTTAACTTCCTAAGTTAGTATTTTAGCCCCTTTATTTTTTGGGGCTTTTTTTTGCGTGTTATAATGTTATAATTTAAACTCATTAATTAAAGGAAAAACGCAAATGCCAGATCCTAATTTACCACCAAAGCCGCCAGCAGATAACAATTTACCACCAAACCCACCGCCACCGCCACCGCCACCAGACGAGCAAATGAACTAAGGTGAGCCTTATAATCTGGCTGTTTTTGGTAGAAATATCATTGGCAGCTTTTATTTATAATCAAACAAAGGAATCAGCTCTAATGATTTCTAACTTTTTATTGTTTGGGTTATTAAATTATATTGATATGCAAAATATAGGATCGATGTTTATAGTTATGAAAGCTGCAATTGAAGCTATATTTTTAATAACTGCTTACAAGCAAAAACTAAGCCCGATTATATTAAATGTGTTTTTAATATCAATAGTATATAATACATTTGTCTTTATTGAATTTAACACAAGATACGATTTTATTTATAGGAATTATGGTTTAGTAATGAATCTATTAACAACAGCATTATTATTGGCAGTGATTAAAGCAGGGTTTAAGAATGGACTTGATAACTCTTGCAGGCGCAATATTCCTAATAATAATGATAGTGTTCACCGCATACATGACAGGCGTTCATAATGAACGATTCAAACATGCAGAACAACGGGATAGAGAGAGCGCTGGAAGGTTACGCGAGATTAATAACAGAGCAGAACAAGCAGACCAACGTTCAAATAGAGCGAATGACAAAGGAGACGAAAAAGGAATTATCAGATTTAACCGCCGTTGTCAGGACGATAGCAGAACACGGGATCAGGACAGCGGAAAGGCACAAGCAGTATGATGATCGATTTGAACGGCAGGGTAATGAGCTAGAACATTTAAGGGAAAAGATAGAGATCAACAGAGAAAAAACAGAACATTTAGAAAAAGAAAATATTGATCTTAAGAAGGATACTAAGATCAACAGTGACAGTAGAGTGAATGCGTTTAGAATAGTGTCAGGAATAACCATTCTAGTAGTGGGAGCGATAATAATTAGCATGTTAATGAAAGGCGGTTTATCAACTTGATTATACTAAAACGATGGGAGCATAACGATTGTACCATAGGGCGTTTATCTTGCGGTGAATTCCAATGTTTTACTTTAGAGCTACCCAATAAAGACAATCAAAAGAATATATCATCAATACCTAATGGCGAATATGAATACTTTTACAGAAATTCAGAGCGAAACGGCGAAGTATTAGAGCTTTTAAACGTACCAGGTAGAACGCACATTCAAATACACGCAGGTAATTACATAAGCCAGATAAGAGGCTGTATACTGGTAGGTGACGGCGTTAAGTGGTTAAATTACGATAAAATACCCGATGTAATAAATAGCAGGAATACGTTAAAACAGCTAGTCCTTAAATCTGAATCAAAAGGTAGGATTTTATTATGTTAATTTCAACCGAAGAAACTATAGACGAAGAACCATCCATCCTAATAAACTTAATAATTAGAGATGACAGGCCGGGCGTATAAAATGAACTCAACAGAAGAAGGTATAACCCCCGATTGGGACGTCATAGATCAAGACCACGGCACGATTGAAGGGTGTGATATATGAACGGTCACGGCGGTATCGAAAACGGATTTACAGGCGTATGAAAGATTTAAAACCAGCAAGTATTGAAGGGTGGGGCGACTAATGAAAGATGATGAGCCAGATTTATATATTGAAGGGGTTGATATAGGATAATGGAAACATTAATGCTATTTTTATTGGTATCGGCTGTATTCATAGTTGGCGGTATAATAGTTAAATACGTAATTAAGTGGACTAAGATTAAATGAAAATATTAACTATTAACGGTATAAAGAATAGAGGCAAAAAGAATACTGATAAAATGGGTAAACTTTTAGCTGATCAGGGGTTTGATGTATTTGACGTAAATTATCCAAAAGTGTACGCTTTAACATCAAGATATCGATCTATACAAAATAAGAATGCTAAAATACTGTTAAACGCGGCTAATGACGGCGATATTTTAATAGCTCATAGTTACGGATGCTTATTGGCACTTAGAGCTATGGAGTTAGGCGCTAAGTTCTCAAAAGTATTCTTTTTTGCACCGGCTATGAACAGGGATTTTATATTCCCATATCTTGGAATGACAGAATTATACGTTATACACAATAAAACCGATAAAGCAATAAAATGGGGAAGCTGGCTAAGAAGCCATGATTTTGGTAAAATGGGCAGCCATGGAACAAACAGTATTCCAGAAGATCCAAGAGTAACCAATATAGAGGATTTTTCAGGCAAGAAAGGTGAGGAAAATCACAGTCATTATTTTGCTAGTGTAAACGGTCACTATTTTAAAGAAGAAAATATTAATCACTGGGTAAACTTCATAAAGGACAAGATAAAATGAAAGGCTTTAACAAAACAAAATTAGCACTGGCCACGGCTGGATTATTGGCTTTATCAGGTTGTAGCTCATTCGGGTTAAGTATGGGCGAAACCGCGTACTCAATGAAACCGATTAAAATTGACGGCGAAACTGTTTGTTGTGAACTAATAGCAAACAATACTAAAGATTACGAAGGCGTTGATTTTGTGTATGAAAAGGATAAAGACGGGGCTATTAAAATGTCATATAAAGTTAAAGGTGTTAGCGCAACCGATCCAGCTACAGTAGCGGCACAAAATCAGGCCAAAATGCTAGACGTATTTAATAAATTGATACCTGACGAATGAGCGGCAAAGGTTCAAAGCAAAGACAAGCGCATATTCCAGATCACAAAGTACGTGATAACTGGGATAGGATATTTAATAAAGAAAAGCCAAAGGTGAACTAATGGCAGGCGGCAGACCAACAAAATACAGTGATGATATATTAGTTCAAGCTAATGACTATCTGATCAACTATGAAAGCGATTCTTACAATGATGTTTTCCCTAGTGTGGTTGGGTTAGCCTGCGTGTTAAAACTAAGTAAATCAACCTTGTATGAATGGGCTAAGCATAGCGATAAAGTTGAGTTTTCGGACACGTTAGGGCAAATTAACGCCTTACAAGAGAAGATACTGCTCACTAAAGGGCTTCTAGGTGACTTTAACGCGGCGATAACAAAGCTTGTGTTAACTAACCATGGGTACAGTGATAAGCTAGAGCAGGACATTACAACGGGCGGCGAGAAGCTGCAAAATAACTTTATCATTCAAGCGGTAAAGCCTAATTAATATCCCACTACAAATGCTAGACGGCATTACATGGTTAATGTCAAAGCCTAAACGTGTCAAAATTGCGGTAGGCGGTAGAGGGTCAGGCAAGTCAACCGGCGTTTGTGATGCTATGCTAGTTTATGCTGATCAAGGTCAAAGAATATGCGCAACCCGAGAATTTCAAAACTCGATCGATGACTCAGTCCATGAAAACTTAAAGCAAGAAATTGAAAGGTTAGGCATTCAAGGTGCTGATCCATTTAACAACGAAATAAGATTCAATAATAACGGTAATATATTTTACAAAGGTCTAGCCCGAAACATAACATCATTGAAGTCGCTAGCCGGTGTTAACAAGTTATGGATTGAAGAGGGCGAGAGCGTATCAGATAGAAGTTTAAAGGTATTAACGCCTTCAATTAGATCAACAGCTAAAGCAAACAACAATAATGAAGAAGTGCCCGAAATTTGGATCACTATGAACAGAGGTTCAAAAGCTGATGCGATTGCTAAGAAGTATTTAAAGAGAGCTGAAAACGATTTATTGAAAAGCGGTAGGTACGAGGATGATTTAGTAATGATTGTTCAATTGAATTATACAGACAATCCTTTTTTCCCTCCCGAGTTAGAGCAGGAACGAATAGATGATAAAAAACATTTAAGTCAGGCTGAATACGATCATATATGGGGTGGTGAATACGACGAGCAAGTAGAGAACAATATCATTAAAAAAGAATGGTTTGACGCTGCTATTGATTCACATTTAACTTTAGGTATTAAGCCAACCGGGGCCACTATTACAACGTTTGACCCAGCCGATCAAGGTAAAGACTCCAAAGGGTACGCAAGTCGAAAAGGTATTTTATACACTGACATTGATGAAATAGAAGCTAAAGACGGCAACGAGGCTTGCGATATAGCCACTAGTAAAGCAATAGCGGCTAACTCCGACCTGTTTGTATGGGATGGTGACGGAATGGGCGCATTGTTAAGGCGACAAATAGGCGAATCATTCACAGGTATTAAATGCGACCTTAGAATGTATAAAGGCTCAAACGAAGTAGAAGATAAAAAACTGGCTTATGATGGCTTATCTTCACTGGGTAGCAAGGATAGACCAAAAACTAACGGTGATACATTCTTTAATAAACGCTCTCAATATTACATGAAGTTGGCCCAAAGATTCTATAACACTTATTTAGCGGTAGTTAAAAATCAATACATTAATCCTGATTCAATTATTTCATTATCAAGCGATATAAAATTAATAGATAAATTGCGCTCTGAAGTATGTAGAATACCAAGAAAGCCTAACGGCGCAGGTAAGATCCAGTTAATGAGTAAGCAAGAAATGAAAACTAAACACGGGATAGAGTCGCCGGGTATGGCTGATTGTTTAGCAATGGGCGAAGAGTTACCCGCAATTATACAAAAGAAAACTAAATTAAGGTTTGAAACAGCATGTCGTTAAAAATAGATTTTACTAAACATCAAAGTGTTATTGACGCTGTATCAGAAGCGCAGGACGCGGAAACCGATCAACGTGAAGCGGTCAGAGATTCCAAACTATTTATTTATAAACGTGATGGACAATGGGACCCATACGCATGGGATAAGTTAGAGGGTCGCTTCCGTGGCACTTTCGATATGTGCACGCCAATTGTTGATCAAATCAGTGGAGAGATTGACCAATCTAACTTTACATTAAAGATTAGCCCAATGTCAGGCGGTGCAAATGCTGAGACTGCTAAAACTTTAAATGGATTGGTTAGAAATATACTCAACATATCCAATTCAGATCACGTATTCAGCACAGCCAGCCGATCAAATGTTATTGGCGGTTTTGATTGCTTTGAAGTTGTCCAAGATTGGGTTGACGGTGATTCATTCGATCAAGACTTATTTATTAAACGAGTCCCTAATGCGGTTGACTCAGTATGGTTTGATTTAGCATCTACCCTACAGGATAGATCGGATTCCCAATGGGCCGTTAAAATGACAGCTCTACCCAAGGCTAAGTATGAAAAAATGTGGCCCGAGGCAAGCGGTAATAGTGTTAGCCAAGATGTAACCAATACAGCTTATTATGAAAATGTTGACGTGGTTATAGTGGGTAAGATTTATTACAGAAAGAAGAAAAACATAGAAATAGTTAGAATGACTGACGGCTCAGTCTATGAAGTTAATGAAGACTTTAAAAAGATACAAGACGAATTAGCACAACAACAAATAACTATTGAAGTAGATGACGAAGGCAACGAGAAACGAAGGAAGCGTGCAAGCTGGCGCGTTCATACTCGTATGTTTGATGGTAATGACTGGCTAGATAAAGAAGAAGAAACCGTTTTTGATTATATTCCATTAGTACCACTTTACGGCAACTTTGAAATTATAGAAAACAAGCCTATCTACTTTGGTAAAATTGAAAAGCTTTATGACGAGCAACGCGGTTTAAATTACGCAATGAGTCGAGATATTGACGATGGTTCATTATCGCCAAAGCCTAGCGTATGGATGACAGACGAGCAAGCAGCTGGTAACGATTATTCAACTATGAATACGGATGCAGCACCGGTAAGAATATACAACTCAGATCCAAGCGCGCCGCCTCCAATGTTTACGCAAGGGC